CTTATAAATAATATTAATTTTCTTAACAATAGATTCCAATTCATTTTTATTGGTAATAATATCTATACTAAAGTCTACCGGTTCAGTCAGTAATGCCACCGCAAAATATATACTATACCGGCGTCGGCGTTTAACACCCGTTGTGAATTTAATACTAAACATGTCTAAAAGTGCATGGATTGTCTTTAAAATAAGCGGATCACTCTTTTTTTTTGCCTCGGCAAGAATCACTTCCCATACGATCCAGATAGAATCATTTCTAAATTTATCATTGACCGGTGCAAACGAGCGGGTTTCACAGAGACACAATTCTTTGGTCTGTTTACAAATTGTTTCATATTCGAGAATCCATTCCAACCAATAACAGGCGCTTACCGCATTTTTGGATTTAGGGCAGAGATGATAAGCAAATTCATTAATAGCAATATACAATTCTTTCGGGTCGTTTGCCTTAAATATATCTCGCGCAAAATCAATAGAGGTTGCTTTTAATCGTGATGCCATATACGTCATATTAAATTCCTCTTTTTTTTGTATTTTAATAGATACTAAACTGTGTTTTTTTTTAGAATGACATAAAAGACTAATCACTTCAGCAAAAAGTTGCCGTATTTTCGAATTATTTCTTAAATTGAGTTCATTACCGACATAACCACCCGACATTATTTCTTTAAAGTTACCAAATCGCATATCGATGTAGATGGGTAATTTAGGATTGCCTAAATGAATATATCTACTGACGTAGAGAATGATGGTTTCCCATAGATCAATAAAATGCCCTGCGCAAATGAGTTCGCCTGCCCAATAACATGCCGGTTCTACTTTTGATGCCAATAGGCAACTGATTAATTCAGTTTTAACTTTTAATTTTTGAAATTTAGAGAAAGTAATGCCTTTAAACTCGTTTGAACTTCTAATATCATTAATTTCCGTGTCATTCATTGATATAATAGTTTTATATACAAAAAAAATAAGTATAATACATATATATATAAAAACCATTATGGGAATAAAAAATATACTAACAAACACATATAAATTTTTTAATAAATCCAGTAAAATTCAAAAAGTCTTTTATGTATTGGCAGTAGTATTTGTTATAACATTGTTTGCTAATAATAATGTGGGGCAAGAAGGGTTCAGAGGCGCCGATGTCGAAGGCACCGACCAAAGCAAATTCGAATTGATTGAAGGACCCGCTATTTACGACAAGTTTTATGCCAACATCTATGATGAATTGGTCTTTTGTAAGATGAAGGACGACTTTGAAATTGGGGAAATTATTAATACTACCCGCCCGACAAGTGAAAGTCGCATTTTAGATATAGGTTCTGGCACCGGTCATCACGTCAGCAATTTCAAAGCGAATGGGTTTGCTGCCGTCGGAGTGGATATTTCACCTGCAATGGTGAATAAGGCGAAAGAGAATTATCCGGATTCAGAATTTAAACTGGGCGATGTGTTAGAGACCATGTTGTATCCCGCCAATTCATTTACGCACATTACCTGTCTGTATTTTACGCTCTACTACATTAAAAATAAACGCCAATTTTTTGAAAATTGTATACATTGGTTAAGACCAGGCGGATATTTAGCAATACATTTAGTCGACCGTGATAAATTTGATCCCATCTTACCCGCAGGTGATCCTTTTGGCATTATATCACCACAAAAATATGCGAAAAAACGCATTACCTCTACGCTTGTAAAATTCAAAGGGTTTGATTATAAATCCGAGTTTGAACTTGAGGACACCAACACCGCAGGAGATGCTGACGCTGTCGCCAACGCCTCCTTACGAGAGACTTTTAAAAACAAGAAGGATGGTAAAGTCCGCAAAAATAATCACAAGTTCTATATGGCAACACAAACTGCAATATTAGCAATTGCGAAAAGTGTCGGGTTTATAATGACGGCAAAAATAGACATGTTAAAATGCCAGTATACGCATCAATATATTTATATATTGCAAAAACCTACTTAGTATAGTTAATGTTAATGTTAATGTTAATGTTTACATTAACGTAGAATAGACCTATTTTTATTATATAATAATAATAATAATAAAAATAAAAAACATATGGCAAATGAAGTGCTACTATTTTTATACAACAAAGTCAACTATTATCTACTTTTATACATAATAATTGCTCTGCTACTCCTCTATATTTTCTTAGTTGCCTATATAAAAATTAAATTACGCTTTTGGCGGACGCAACCCGTGTTTCATATTTATAATTTATCCTATTGGGTCAAGACGCCCGGAATAATAGAAGCAGGTTTACCCCCCACCGAAAATAATAAATATATGAATCATCTGAATATTAAAACATATAAAATAGTAGACTCACTGATATTAGACCAATGTTGTAACTTTATCAAGAATTACTACGCGTTCCATAGTTCTACGCAAACTTTAGAAGTGGACTACCGCCCCAGTAAAAATAATATTGTCGGGCATATGGAGGGGGCGAATCATGCCAGTTATATTTCGGTGTATCAGACGCCGCAGTTTTTATTTCAACGGGGCGAAATGATCAGTTCGGTGGAGTGTATCAAAGGGGTGATCAGTGCGCGGGTTTTGAATATTTCGTTAGGCGCAAGCACAAGCGCACAAACCTTCCCTCTCTATTATGTCGACAATTTGTGTGTTCACCCCGACTTTCGAAAGTCGGGCATCGCGCCCGAACTGATACAGACGCATTATTATAACCTGCGCAAAAACAATAGTAAAATCCGGACATGCCTCTTTAAACGCGAGGGCGATATGACTGCGATCGTGCCACTGACCACCTATGATACGACTATTTTTAATGTGGCGGATTTTATATTTCCGGATGAGACGGCATTGCACGCGGCTATGAAAGTGATTGAAATTGGAGTGCCACAACTCACCATACTTGTCGAGTTTATTAAAGCACGGCAGGGCGAGTTTGATTGCGTTATTTTGCCGGATATTACCAACTTGGCAAATATGCTAAAAACTGAAAATATTATTATTTACGGTCTGATGACCAATGGGGCGTTGTTGAGTATTTATGTGTTTAGAAATATTCAACTTTATTATAATGGTAGACGAGCAATAGAATGCATAATGGCATTGTATAGTTATACAAAGGAACTTTTTATTACTGGATTTAATATTGTGATGGGCAAATTGAAAAAACGAGTTAACATGGACATTATTTTAATGGAAGACACTGCCCATGCATATGGACTGATTGACAATTTTAAAATGCTGGGTATACCAGTGATGTTTCAGAGTCCCACGGCATTTTTTTTATATAATTATGCATGCTATAGTGTGAAAAATAGAAAATTTATGATACTCTACTAAGGGGGCACTGCCCCCTTGGACCCCCATAAGGGGTAATTATTTCTATTTAATTGTATCGACAATACTCCGCCTACGGGGTCCTAGGCAAGTGCGACAGATGGGCAGCGTCCCTATTAGCGAACATACTTCCCCGCTCTCGCAAAAGAATCTACAATAAAAATCATAAAAACGCCTAAAAATGAATATAAAATTAATTCTTCCATAATGTGTCCAGTTTTTTCATCTTTTTGGTCTTCGAGAAGATGAATCATATAATTGAGTTTATCTAAAAGTTGGTCTTTATTACCATTGCCTTGACTCATCTGGTTATAATAAGGGACATATTGTTTGGTATAATCGCTGGAATAAGTATTGGGTAAATTATTAAAGGCTTCTACTCCAACGGGGGCGTCTTTATAGTTTGTAGTGTTATTTACAGGATTATTATTTACAGGATTATTATTTACAGGATTATTATTTTGTATAGGCATTGTTTGTTCATGCCAAGGTGGTATAGCATATGTTGTCGGTTCTTTTTTATTCGGTGCAGTAGACACGCTTAATGGAGGGGGATTAAAATCTGCCATGTTACCGCCTTCGTTGTGTATTTCAACATTATCATTATCATTAATAGTATTTAACATGGTCTTTACCTTTGAATTAATCTCTGGACGTTTTTTAATTGTTGTATTACGTTGTTGTCTTTTTTTATCAATGTCATCCACTACTGTATTATTTGATGATTCATTATATGGTGAAGCATTAAATGCTAAATAACTCATACCTATATGAAATTGAGATATTATTATTTTAATTTTAACAAGAATTTTTTGCAATAAAAAGTTTTTCAATACTTTTTCCTAAAAAGTATTTTCAATAAATTTTGATTTCATCTTTGGAGATTTAGATTGTTGCATCTTCAGTTAAGGTGACTTTTTTGGCGTTTTAGATGTAACACTTAAAACTGTTCTTTTTTTCCTTGTGGCAGTTTTTCGTAAAGTTCTTGCAGTTTGTAAAACTTGCCGTAAATCAAATAGATTTTTATAAAATAAAAAATCAGGATTTTCGCGTAAAGATTGTCTATTACTAACGGGTTGATGATCATACATATATTGAGAAATATTTACTTTTTCATCCATAATTTGATGATAAAGTGAACGAGCATAATGAGTAATAAAATGATAATTCAAGTCATCACTCGCTTTAAGTTTTGCTTTCCATAAATGACTTAATATTCCTCGCGGCGCACACGTTTCGTGTTGATGAAATGAAACTGTTTCGTCGAATGTTTCCGGTGTATTAGAAATAATTAATACATTTTTTAAATGGTTATAATTACCATCACAAATACGCGCAACAAAATCTTTTTCATTGATGATAGAAATATATTGATCTTTAAATTCTGTTTCGAAAAAATCAGTAAATGCAGTATTTCCGGTATTTGGGCAACCAAATAATAAAATATATAATTGATTTTTATCCGGAATTATATTATCTAGTAACAACTTTGTAGCAGTGATCACAGCAACACTCGCACCTAAACTATATCCTGATAATATAATCTTCCGAAAGGTTTCTGGAGGATTGATTAAAAATTCATTTTGTAATGCTTGAATCAACTCTGGATAAGCATCCATTGTTTGTTGATAAAATCCAGTATGTACAAAAGCATTTTCTATACCGGGTAAATCAATCGCTAACGGCGCTAATTTGGCATCGGTATAATAATGATACAATTCTACACTGGCACGAATAGTAATAAATAACATATTATCGCTGTAAGAGATGACAATAATATTTTTATATTTACTCGTTGTAAAAATAATTTGGGATACAATATGACCCATTCGTAGATAATTTTTGCGAATAGTTTCTTTTATATCCTCTTCATACGCATCACTATAACTACTATTAGCAAATGCTTCAGGGGCAACTTTATGAATAGTTTCATCATAGTCTAATTGATCGGGAATAGAAAAAGATTCACTTGTGGTAAAATACTTAATTTTATCCATCATATGAAAAATAAAACTACCAGAAGCACTAAACATATTTATTAAACAAACTGTATAAATAAAATATAAGATGCGCGAATAACTGGTTTTCCCTTTATTATGATTTAAAATGGCATGTCGTTCTTTTACAAATAAACTTAATATTTTTTCATCTCCTTCGTTTTTTATATCAACATCTATATTATATTTTTTAATTTCTCCACCCTTTTTTTTTCTTAATGTTTTTTTAGGACGACGACGATATAATTTAACTCCTTTTTTCATCTATATAGTATATATATTTATTATAAATAAAGGGAACCAAGGTTCCCTTTAAATCCCTCCTTTAAATCCCTCCTTTAAATCCCTCCTTTAAATCCCTCCTTTAAATCCCTCCTTTAAATCCCTCCTTTAAATCCCTCCTTTAAATCCCTCCTTTAAATCCCTCCTGTATGTTTTTGCCATACTTTTTTAAAAAGTATATTATATAGAATGAAATTGTCAAAGACCCTATTAATAAGTATTCTAATTATTGTATTATTAATTTATTTATACAATATGCATACAGTGCGGGAAAATTTTCATAGTAGAACAGAGTCAATGATAGGTAACGCGAGAAAATTAAAACGTAATGCTCGTAAAAACATGGAAAATTTTAAAAGTAATATAGTTTACAAGATTAAATCTGCTATGCGTAAAGCACATATTTAAACAGATGGTGTTGGTTTTGTACCTATATCTTCATACTTAGGCGGTGTATCATATTTGGTGGGTGCGTCTACAATTGTAGCACAATAGTGTGGTGGAGTAGTATTATTAGTATTATTATTAGTAGTATTATAATTTCTACAACATATTATAACTGCTGTTCCAATAGTTAAAAATGTAGCAATAGTGCATAAACTCAAATCAATATAAGACATATTAATATATAATATTTTATATATATATATTAATAAAAATACATATGTTAGACTATATTCATTCCTTTTTAAGACCTGTCAATGAAAGTAAATTATTAGTAGGTATGATGATGATTTTTTTAAATGTGGGATCTAAATATATTGATTTAGGATTAAGCAAAACACAAGAACAAGTGTTGAGAGAAGGTTTAGCACGAGAGATGCTCATTTTTGCTATATCATTTATGGGTACTCGTGATATTCCTACCGCAATTATATTAACTGCTTCTTTTACAGTATTGTCCAATATGTTATTAAATGAAAGTAGCAAATATTGTATTATTCCTAATAAAATGAAAAAAATTCAAGAGGTTATGGATACAGATAGCGATAGTATGGTAAGTGCCGAAGAAGAGAAACGTGCTATAGAAATTTTAGAAAGAGCAAAACAACAGAGAATGAAAGATGTTCAGGGAACATTTTTGAGTTATATGAATGCTTATCAAAATGTGTAATAGGTATTTTATATAGGTATAGTATAGGATAAACATACGCGATGTCAATTGCACAAATTAAATTTTTTATTAAAACATCGGGTGATTATGTGACAAGAAAAGATGAATCTATTAATTATATTAAAGGTGTGTTTTATATGCCATTGGAAATGGATTTATCAGCAAATAGTGATTTAATATACGAGTTAACTGGAAGCAAATCATCTAGTAGTAATATTTTTGTATCAAAAAATGATGTCAAAGATTTGATTAAATTAAAAACAACACAACTAAAAAGAATTAATACAGAAAAAGATGGGTTGGAAAAAGAAAAAATAGAAACAATAAAAAAAAATACAAAATATACAAATTTATTAGAAGAAAGAAATACTTTATTTAAAAATAAAACATTTAAAAATGACCAATTAAAAAATGAACAACTAATTCTAGAAATTAAACATTTAAATATTATATTAACCCAGTTAAAAGAAGATATAACTAAATTTGATAAAAATATAGGTAAACTTGAAGTAAAAGAAAAAAAAATAGAATTAGATACTAAAAATTTATCAACATTATCAAAAAAGGAAATAATTGATAAAAATATTGAGTTTTTGAAAAATAGTTTATTTAAAACGAATACAAGTTTTAATATAAATGATAAAAAATATATTATAACATCTAACGCTTTTATACCTACTAATAAGATATTTAAAATAAATAGCAATGATATAAATTATTATACATCTGTCAACTACATAGAACAACAAAATAAATATACTTTGGCATATGAAGTTATAGAACAGGCAACTTATATCGTTTTTATAAAACTGAATCTGTCTGATTATAAAAAACTACAATATAAAAAAGAGATTCACTTAAAAGGTGATGATATAAATAAATATAATAAGTATAATACATCTTCTTTTTTAAAATTAAATTGTGAAGACAAGGCATTGTTTTTAGAATCACAGGCGAATGAATTAGAAATACCATTTAATATATATTCTATTTTTAATAATACAAATATGAATAGAAATGATAATAATAATAATAATGATAATAATAATAATGATAATAATAATGATATAGAGTATTTTGTAAAGGATTATGTGATTCAGAAAAAATACCCTATAAAAGGTTCAAAACAATTAGAGAATGAATTTAAGATTGTAAATAGTAAAGTAGAAGAATATAATGATAAACATGAAAATGAAATAAGAGAACAAGCATATAATAATCGTAAAAAATTAAAAGAACAAAAAAAAAGAGAAAGTGATA